CTGCCTGAACTCCTTGAACAGCCATGTCTTGTGCTTGTCTTTTTTGTTGAGCTGCTAACATCTCTGCGTTTACTTCGCTCTGCAACATTCTTTTTTTAAACTCGAAAAACGCTACTAATTCAGCCGACTCTTTTTCTTTCTGAGTAAGCTCTTTATTAGCCTCGATAGCATCCATTTCTGCATTGAATTGCGAAAAAGCAATCCTTTGCTGTATTTCAGCAGCGTTATCTGATCCACGAGCCTTAAGTAACTCAAAACTTAATTCGGCTTGTTTTGCTTTTAGTACGGATGCCGCATCATCTCTTATTTGTTTAAGATCTGCTTGTTTTTGCTTTTCTATATCTAACTCTATTTTAGCAGCATGTTCTTTTAGGTCTATACCTTCTTGAATATTTATTTTTTCTTGCTCTAACCTAGCCCTTTCTCCTTCTTGCTCTAATAAAAACCTTTCCTGATCTTCAGTTAATTTTAACTCTTTTATTTCCTTTTCTTTTTCAGTCAAGTCTTGAGTAACCTTAAACCTTTCTAAGTCAGCTTCTAAGTTTATTTTTTTAGCCGCATCTGTTTCTTTTATTATGGTTAATTCTTGCTGTAAAACATTTAAATCAACACTTGTTTCTCGTGACTTTTCATCAAATTCAGCTTTTTGTCTAGCTATTTCTAGCTCATCTCTTCTTTTTTGTATTACATCTTCTAATACTTTATTTACCTGTTCTTGAGCTTTTGCTTGACCAATTTGCTCTATTAAAGTGGCTGATGCTGCCTCTAATATAGCTCTTTCATTGGCTGTTCTTTTCTTTCCCTCTTCGTTAATATTAAATAGCTCTTTACTTACATTTTGACTAGCTGTGGTTAAAGCATCTGTTCCTGCCACAGAAAAATCAATGTCTGATTTAAAGTTGTCAAAAGCACCAAATCTATCAGCGCTTTTAAGACTTTCCTCGTTAAATCCAAGCAAACTTAATGTAACATTATCAAGAGCTTTTTCAAGGCTTTCTATTTTAACCTCAGGCTGCTCAAAAGAATCACCAAACTCACCAATCGCTGATTTGGCTGCGTCACCAAAGAGATCAAGACCCTCTTTTGCATCTCTTGCTTTTTTGTCTGTTTTTGTAAGAAAACTAGTAAGCAGTGTTATAGCAATATTTAATCCAAGTATAATACCTCCAGTACCAAATATCTGAGAACCTAATGTTTTGAACGCTGCTTTAACACCACCTGTTTTTTGAGAAAGTAGACCAAACATTTCAGCGTTAAAAGCGATGTTGTTACCAATGGCTCTAAAGCCTTGAGCTGCACCTTGACTAAACTGAGAAGCATCCTGAGCTAAATCACCAAATCCAAATAACGTTTGATTCGCTATAGAGAAAGATTTGTCACCGCCTTTTACTGCTTTTGTTGTCTTATTCTGTTGATTCTCATAATTTTCTAGTGCTTCTGTAGCATTGGCTACAGCCACAGTAGAATGTTTAAATTCATTAGATAGTTTTTCTTGAGCAATTATAGATTTGCCATCAGCAAACGCCTGTTCTTTTACAGCATTAGTTTCCTGTTCGTGAGCGTTAACTAAATTTCTAAGGTCTCTAAGTTCATTTTTGTCTAGATTGCCTTTAATTTTACCTTGCGTTAACAAAGCATTTATCATAGAACGTTTAGATTTAGATGACTCTATGAGTTGTTTATCTGTTTTATTTAGATCGTTCTGGCCGCCTTTTAGTTTTTTTAACTGCTTCTCTAATTTTTCTACTTTATCTGTTAACGAGGATACCTCTGCCGTAGTACTAGCATCAACAATATCTTTTAAGCCAGATAACTGTGACTTGTCTATTTTAAATTCTACATTATATATTAGATTTGGCATGGTAATATACTAGTCTTTAGGTCTATGATATGCTTCACGAGCCATCATACACTTTGTTATCTGTTCAACCGAACATTCGGCTTCAAGCTCCTGCGCTCGCAGTGGATCAAAGTCAGCGAGAACGTAACAATAATATGTGTACGCTCCGCCAACTTCAACCACAAGGTCATTAGGTGCGAGCAAGTCTAATGACTCTAAAGTACTCCGACTCCATTGGTAGGTACTTGTCGCCTGTTCGTAAAAAAATCCCACGCTTCCTCAAGCGTTCCTAATTCTAATTCGTCAGACTTCCAAGTTTTACTATCAATAGTTTTATCTAATTTCAAACAGTGATCTGCCGTATATTTACAGTATTTAGCTCGAAACTCTTCATCTAAACGCCAAGCGTTTATCGCATCAAAATCTGCCATTTCATAATCTTCAACAGCAATATTATCGTCTGTTATTTTTTTATGAGTTTTAGGATGATTTTGTTTGTACCAGTCAAGAAGCATTTGTCTACGCTCTTCGACTATTTTATCAAAACGAATAGGGGTCGGCTTGACTTCAAACCGAACCCCCATAAATTCGCCAGTTACTTTTGTAATACGTCCCATAAATTGCTCGCTATATTTTAGGGTTATGTGTTAAACTCTACAAAGTTGTAGGTGCTATTTGTTTGTAGGGTAGGATTCTTGAATATTAAAGTATCATCCTCTCCTAGCTGAACAATGACCTGAACCATTTTTGCGTCAGATGTAGGAGTGATACTTGCTTGTTTAACCGTTCCGTTATCAGCACTAGTTATACTAGTAGCTGTTCCGTCTACATCAACGCCAGTCTCGTTTCCAGTATAAGAAATCATCTTTATGCTTATACCATCTGTAGTAGCGCCATCATCATTTGCTGTAACAACATCTATATTGAAATATAGGGTTTTACCTCCAAACGGAAGGTAAATGTTTCTATACAGTTTTTTTACTCCTCCACTAGAGGATAACGTTTGTTGGTTAGTGGATGTAGCAAAAGAGACAGTAGCGCCACTTGACTTTTCCCAACCATAAGCTGTTACGCTACCAGCAGATGCAGCACCCCACTTATATAGGGCTAAACCATTAGTGCTATATGATAAACCAGAGGTATGTTTACCTGTGGTTGAGTCGTACCCACCAGTAGCCTCACGAGGACTATTAAATCTAAAAGAAGCTGACTCAGAGAACACTTGATTCACGTTCATTGCACCTTCTAGTTGCAGTATTTGACCGCCTATACCGAACCCACCAAACACAAGGCTTGTACGGTTGTCGGCTAACGTCTGCAAGCTAGATATAGTACTCGCCTTAAACAAACCACTAACGGTAAGGTCAAAGTTCTTACTCAGTATAAGGGTTTGTCCATCCTCTATAATTGGTGTTGAAGTTGGTTCAATACTAAGGACTTGGCGAGAAGCCTCGTCTGAACCCTCTTGAACTACAGAAAAAGTAAAGTGATTGGAAAAGTTAGCAGTATTTAAAATGCTCAACTTCTCTAGTTGACTTCTACTCATTAGATTACCTCCTAATTATTAGCTAGAGGTTAATCCAGATGTTGCGCTTGTTACCTCTACAGTTCCAGTTAATACAGTTTCTCTACGACCATTACTGAAGTCTTCGTATCCATTAAGATACATTCCAGCTCCAGCGTCTATATTGAAACCACCGTTACCCTCAAATTTTAGGTAAAGTTTCTTCTTTAAAACACCATCTGAAGATATGTTTGTACCGTCTAATATGTTAGTATTAGTTAGCACTCCGCTAGCATCTCTATACTTTGTATCTCTAGTTCTTATTTCCAGATTTACTGTATATGATTCGTTAACTGTTTGACCGTCATCTACAATAACAGTATTCGGCTCTATAGTCGGTATAGACGCCTCAACTACTACGTTTTGTATGATTCCGACATCAGGACCGCTGCCACTTGCAGTTACTGCATCATCGTCAACGGTTATTTTGTCTAATATAAATTTAGCCATTGTCTTGTGTTTGGTTTAGGATATTTTAATTATACTTTGAAAATTCACGTTTGTTGATAGATAGCCATCTTCTTCGTCAACACTATCAACCCCAGTTATTGTAATGGTATATACATCAGATGTTATTGTGGTCGCTACTGTTGTATCTGCCCAATCAATAAGCTGGTCTGTAAGTTCTAACATTCTATCATAAGCAGTATCTTTTCCGCTATGAGTATTCGCTTGCTCTACATACACAATAGCTTCAAAATTCTGATTTAATTCTTTTGGTTTATCTGCATCTACTAAATAATCAGTTGATCCGCTTAATAACCTAAAAATCACAACCTCTCTTTTAATATCTGCACGTTTTCTAATATCGAGATTTGCACCACTAAATTTCAATACCTTTTCAACAGTAGGTCTTGAATCAGTAAATGAATAACTACTAAAGCTAGTCACATAACCGCTAAGTATTGCGTTTCTATCCAATTCTAGTCACCTTCGCTTCAGCCTTTAATGTTCTAGGCTTATTAAGAGTGTTAGATATTTGTTTTTCTACAAAATCTATAATATTTTTTTGCTCTGAGCTGTTACTATCTTTTTCAACAGGATAAAGTCTGTGACCTTCTTTTTTGTTTTCATGATGATCCATGTAGTAGTAAGCCTCGTCATCATTATAATCAAAACTTATTGTGTTTTCACTTTGCTCAAAATAAAAAGATTGTTTAGCGTTACCCGACCATATAAAGTCTCTAAAAGGTTTTGCACCTTTATTAACCTTTCTATTTCTATATTTTTTATTTAATACTTGACGACTACTTCCATCTGGCTGAGTTCCTTGACTTGAAATTTTCCATATATGTTCTTTATACTCATTACCTATATCGGTGAGTACTTGTCTAGGAACACTTAGAATAGTATCCTCTAAATCTTTTTTTATGGCTTCACCTAAAGTCATATCAATACAAACTCATAAATCTAACTCTAGGAGTCGTCTTTGGTTTAGCAAGTAAACCACTTAGTCTTCTAATGTTAGCTGTTAAATATTGATTGTACATTGCGTAGTACTTCCTAGCTTTTTCATAAGAGTAGCTATCTCTGTGAGTTGCGTCTTGAGCGAACCACAACTCTAAAAATTTGTATGTTAATAAATCAACGAGGAGTTCCTCCGAATCCGCAGCGTGTATAGCATCTAGTAGAGCTACCTCTGTGCTATACGTAGTATCGTTGATGTACTCTCTAAGATTCTCAAGAATATCCGTTTTAAGGAGCTTAATTGCTTTACCTAGTATGAGATTATCCTTCTCAGAGAGATTGAGCGTTGTGGAGCCTGTAGTGACGTTTACACCCTTAAACGTTAGCTCTTCTAGTGCATCAATATTATTTCTAGTAAGGGTTAGGTCACTGAACGCCATTATTTTTTACCTTTGATTCTTTTCCATTCATAATACCACTTCATGGTCATGTAACCAAGAGTTACTAAACCTACAAGAATAGACACTACTGTAGACACCTGTTGCAGGGTAATACTTGATAACAATCCAAGCATACCTATCATAGCTTTGTAGTCCATTATCTCATCTATGTTTATCATTTTGCTTTATGGCTTAAAAAAAGGGGGAGCCGTTGTCAAAAATGACAACATTTCCCCCAATTTTGTTGTTAGCGTGTAGCTTACGCTTTAGCTACGTTACCACGAATGTAACGACCACCTAGATCTGGTCTGAATACTTTAGTTCCGTAAAGAACTTCGATAAGTATGTCAGCACCTGACTTGGTTTCTTCTACAGTCAATGTGTAGTTCACGTTGTTAGAAGGCTCAAAACCAGCGGCTCTACGCACGCCTGAACCTGAACCGCTATCTACTGAAGGCATAACCGCAGTAACTAGGGCAAGGGCAGAAGGATCGTAGAAGAACTGCTCACGACCAGTGTCACCTGAAGCAATATCAACTGGGTTGATAGTAGCGTTATTGGCGAGCGCTTTTCGTAATGGCTCTTTAATGGTTAATACAGTACCAGTTTGACTTTCTACAGTGTAGAAGTCATCCGTACCCTTAGCAGAACCGAAAGTAACAATGTCACCCTCAGCTAGAGATACAGTTGCTGCAGAACCACTACCGTTGTCGATAGTTAATGCAGTTTGGCCAATAGCTTCTGTGGCTGCAAGAACAGCGTCAGTTACTGTAGCTGGTGTGTGGTCACTTCCCTCATTGTCGATAAAGAAGTCAAAACCATACGCACGACCCATAGCTCCACCTAACTGAATACCTGAGTCTCCACGAGTATTAGCTTGTTGGAATAGGCTTAGTGTAGTCAAGTCTTTCTCAGCGAAAGGATCAATAACCATCATCATGTTGTCAGATACAAACTTACGAGCAGCCATGATTCTTCGTGCTTCAGCAAGGTCATTAGCATCTAACACAGTAGAGTCAGTGTTATTATCAGCAAAAGCTACTTCAAAAGCCTTACGTGCTTCTGCTTTTACGTCAGCATTAATCTGAGTAATAAGCTGGTGTAGTCTTGGTACAAAGTGCTGCTGCACTAAGTCAGGAAGTGCAAATTTCTGGTCAGCTTTGTCTATGCTGAACCCAGCGTAATAATGCTTGTTGATTACTAGTTGTTCCTCGCTAGCATTAGGAGTTCCTAGAGAGTAGCTTCCTGAGTATGCACTAGGAGAACCACTAGGTTTTACTGCACGAGTAATGCTTACAGTCTTGTTACGAGCTGCAACAAGACCTTCGATGGATGCACCAGCTACATTAGTAACGGCTTTAGATACCATTGGTCGGTCTGGATATTGGTTGGCTAGTGCAACCTCAACAAACGCCTCTGGCTCATAGATGGAAAATTT